CACGAAAATTTAACATCTTAGTGCGATAATGTAATAAATAGTAACATCGCTTTACAAATATGCTAATGGATAGCATCGAACAGCACATTGAAAAGGATAAGGAAATCCTTGACAATGGTACTACATCCCCACAACAACGTCGTCATATTGAGAGTGAATTGCACGACTTAGAAGATTATGTAGAACATCATAAGAAAGAAATTGAAAATGGAGATCATCACGATCCTACATCACTAGAACTATATTGTGATCAAAATCCATCAGAACCTGAATGTTTAGTTTATGATGATTGAGTGTGACAGTTGAATTAGTGGCACAAGGGGGGTTTCATACCCCCCTTTTTCGTGTATATTAGATAAGTGGAGGGGAGACCTTCCCATCACGACCTCTCTTTAAGAGACTAAACCAATCAGAGGCGCTGGTCACCCTCTCACAAATCCATTATTTCTTCATTATGGGAACTCGCTCACGCATCGGCACTGAACTTTCTGATGGATCTGTCCTTTCAGTTTATTGTCATTGGGATGGTTATCCTGAGTTCAATGGTAAAGTTCTTCGCCAATACTATAACACGACTGAGAAAGTTTCTAACCTGATTAACGGAGGCAATATCTCTGCGCTTCACACCAATTCTGGTTGGAGTAACGAAACTCTACCAGAAGTTGGACCACTGTATTATACTTCCCGTGGTGAAACTCTTGAGCAGAATGAACCTGAAATGAGTTCGGATTTTGGTGAATATCTTAAAATGAGTGATCAGTGTGGTGAAGAATATTCATATATCTTTTCTAATGGTGAGTGGTCTTGTTATAATGTGAAATCTTACGATGATGCTTATATGGAACGTGTTACTATTCCTGCTGGCAACCTTAAGGAGTCTAACTGATGTTGAAATTTGATGACATGGAACTGTTTCAACTTCAGTTCTGTATGAAACAAACAAAGGGACAGATGTCGATGGGTGGTGAGATTCGTCGCCACGCATCTATCACTAAAAAAATTGAAGATGAAATGGCACGACGTAAAGAGACTAAAGGATCATACACTCCTGAAGCGGTACGTCTACAACTTGAAGAGGAACTGCGAGCACTAATGAAACAGATGGACAATTGATCTAGTGTCACACAGCATCCTGAAACCCTCTCAGGATGCTCTATAATACATTCATACAAAAGAAACCACTATGACTTCCACTTTCACTGATTACGTTGCTCAACAGGATGCACGCAACACCAATCAGTTGAATGTTACTAAGTATTCTCTGATGTTATGTGATGCTCTCCAACAAAATTATCAGAGAAGGCATCCAAATGGTCGTAACTATTCTTATGCACTAATCTCTGGTCGTAAGTATCACAAAGTGATGCAATGTGTAGATGGTGAGACTGAATCAGTTCACGCCTTCATTGATAAGAAGACTGGTGAAGTTTACAAAGCAGCATCATACAAATCACCCGCTAAAGGTGTGCGTTTCGATCTGCGATTGATTGAGCAACGTGAATGGTTGCTGGAAAATGCAGATTGGGCAGGTTCCTATCTTTATGTTCGCTGATTATGGATTACACTAAAGATCAACTGATTGATGCACTTGTGGCAGAGTGGGACTATCTCTGCCACGATGATTATGATCCACAAGATCCAACACCAGAAGAATATCGTAAAGAGATGGAAGAACTTACAATCGAGCAATTGATTGAAGAAACATCAACTGGAGAGGGATACACTCTTGAAGAGTTTATGGAGAATTGGGTATGAATGTATCTTGTGATCGATGGGTTGTCTCATGGAAACGTGAGAAGAAAAATGGTTACTCTTCAACTCAACAAGTTGTAGTCTATGGAATTGAAAATGTTGAGCACGTCATCAACACAATGGTTCCGACAGATGATTGGAACGTAACACCAGCATAGAAACATTATGAACCGCGATCAACTCCAAGAACGATACATTCAATGGGATCTTAATCAGATGACCGTTGAAGACTTGAAGAGATTCTTCATTGACACACAGAATAGGGAACTGGGTGATCTTGATGATGAAGAATTAGTTGAGGAAGTTGAACAATATGCACCTGAATTAGTAGTATGACTAGTAAGGAAAAACTTTTATTTGTATCATCGTTCATTTGGTTTTTACACTGGGGCACATGTCTAGCATCTACCATTCTGGATACGGTTATTCTAAGATCATCTGTGAGGATGTTACCTCTTGGTTTCTGAATAACTTTTTCCCACGTCACAAAATCTCCGTTGATATTATTCATCGTGGATTGAAAAGTGAACAAGTTGTTGGGTATTGTGATGTTGTGGGGCATAACTATCGCCCCCGTCACTTTATGATTGAACTCCAGACTGATATGAGTAGGGAAATGTATATTAAGACTCTTTTGCACGAACTGACGCATCTGAAGCAGTGGGTAGAGGGTTCTCTGCATTTTCGGAGGGGAAAATTGTGTTATTCTACAGAACCAGTGGAAAATTGGTCTTATGAAGATCAACCACACGAAATTGAGGCAAGAGAAGAAGAATTAAGGTTATATGATTGGTATCTGAGTGATACTTTTGGTGTGCCAGTTGGGAAAGTGGCGCAGAGGTTCTCCAATCGCCTCTGTAATGCTCTATAATTGCTATAACAGCAAAGGAACCCTATGACCCCCGAAGCACGCTACCAGGCGCTATATGAGGAAATGTATGCTTTGTGTGCCGACAATGGGTGGGGGGATCCATTTTCATACGCTCGCTCCCGTGAAATTCACATGGCAGGGATTCTAGGGCATCGCATCGCTGATGACTATAGTGGGGCTGACGCTTTCGATCAAGATGGTGGCGCTGAGTATAAATCAACTATTGCAAATTCTATCAATGCAACGTATAATGGTATCAGTGTTCAAGACACTTGGGAAGAGCAAGAACGCTATCTGATTGAAGATAAGATTGGTAAATATCGTAATCATTATTATGCACGATATGAAGGTGGTAAGATTGCAGAAGTGTGGAAACTTAATTGTGATGATGTGTTGAACATTGTTCTTCCTAAAGCAAAGAGACAATATCCTAAAAAGAAAGCGGGTAACGCCAAAGATCCCCGTATTGGTGTTACAATCTCCAAGAAAGAAATATATGCTGTTGGCACTTGTATCCTAGGTTGAATATGGACTCTAAAGAACTTATGTACTCATCAGGTAACAATGATGAGTGCTATACGCCAGATTACGCTGTTACCCCCATCCTGAAGTATATTCCAACGGATGCAAAAGTATGGTGTCCATTTGATAAGGCAGAGAGTGAGTTTGTCAAACAAATTTCAAATACTCACAGTGTTGAATACTCTCATATTGATGAGGGTAAAGACTTCTTTGCCTATGAACCTGTTCACTTTGATGTAATTGTATCAAATCCTCCATTCACAAACAAGCGTAAGTTCTTTGAGCGGGCATTGTCATTCAACAAACCATTTGCGTTGATTATGACTAACACTTGGTTGAATGATTCTGCACCAAAGCAGTTGTTCAAGGACAAGGATCTGCAACTGTTGATGTTTGACAAGCGAATGAAGTTTCATAGTCCTGATGGTAGAGCAAACGATAAGATCACGTTTAGTAGTTCATACTACTGTTGGAACTTTCTGCCAAAACAAATTATAATGGAAGAACTGGGTGTGCCAACCCGCAAACTGGCACAGAAGACGCGCAGTGAGGCGGTTCTTCCGCTATGATTACATAGTAATCAAGGGAACACACCCAATGCAAATCTCCAACAGCATCTGCACCGTTGATTTTTTTCCTGAGGCATTCATCGCTGAGGCAGACGAGGTCAAAGGAATGAAAGTTGTTGTGAAGCGTTTCAACAAGCGTGTTACCTTTAAGTGCAATGGTATGAAATCTTACAGCACTGTGACAGCACTTACCGCACGTAATGAGTGGGCAGAACGTATTGCTGGAGGTGCTGAGGTTACTGACTATCACACCGACAAAATGCCCCGCTCTGAATACACTCCAATGGCTTGCTGAAGCGATTAACTCTCACCTTTTTTTTACTGATTTCAACTCTATGAACACCCAGCAATTTGATCAACTTAAATTTCAATACGCGCAAATGCTTGTTGAAGGTATGGATATGGATACGTTGATTGTTTTTGCTGTTGAAAGTATTGAGCAGAATCTTAAAGATTACACTATAGAGGATCTAAAGGAGGAAGTTACCGATTGCTATGGTGTAGAAACTTGGATGGATATGATGCCTGAATCACCACAACAATTGACAGAGATTGGTGCTCTGGAAGCAACTGCCCCTGATTATGGAGTCGGCAAATGAAGATTCTTCACCTCGAACATCCCGAAGATACCATTCTAACTGGTGATCTTTCTGTGCTTGATTGGTTCAAAGCAGACGCAGAACTTTCTGTGAAGATTGACGGTTGCCCTGCTATTGTCTGGGGTAAAGATCCTGCAACAGGTACATTTTTTGTTGGTACTAAAAGTGTCTTCAACAAAGTAAAGATCAAGATCAACCATTCGCACGATGAAATTGACGCAAACCATCAGGGAGAGGTTGCTTCTATTCTCCACGATTGCTTTGATTGTCTTCCTCGCACAAATGGTATCATTCAAGGTGATTTTATTGGTTACGGTGGTGATGATGTTTATACGCCAAATGCAATCACTTATGTCTTTGAGAAAGTAATCACCAATAGTATCATTGTTGCACCCCATACTGGATACCGAGCTGAGAAAGATTTGCGTGATGCAGAATCTTTTCCTTTGAAGAATTGGGATCTATCAGTGACACTCAGTAGCACCAAAGATTGTATGTTTTTGATGCCTGATGCTTGGGAAAGAATCAACGAAGATTTCAATATCAATAATACTCTTGCGTTTGCAAGGCAGATGTCACAAATGTGTGAGTTTGTAAGTGTCAAGGAAGCGATGAAGATCAAGAAGGTCATTAACACTTTCATAAAAGTCGGTGCCGAACTGGACTCAGAGGCACTGGCAACCGCTGCGGAATGCGATGTCAACTTAATGCGTTTTTGGAACTTAGTACACACGATTAAGACCAGTTTGTTATCAGTTTGTGTTGATGATGGTCCTGATGCTTATCTTGGTAAGCGGTATTGTAGCAGTGGAGAAGGATATGTCCGTGTGAATCAGTACGGAACGTATAAACTTGTAGATCGGCGGCAGTTCTCCCGATACAACTTCCTAAAGGGTAAGATGACCAGTTGCTGAACTGGACTAGTACAGGTGGCATCCGCCCCTGTATGGACTATAATTATTCTATCAACCAAAGGAGATCCAATGAACGACGTTCAACTGAATCAGATGGTTCAACATCAGGTGGAGCACATTTTTGAACTCTGCAAATCCTATGCTGAAGTTGGTGAAGAAGATAACGTTCGGGCATTGTATGAAGAGTATGGGGAGTGGATTGAAACGAAGCAATATGAAGAATATACCGTATCTTACGTTCCTGATATGAACGAGTGTGCCAGTTGATGAAGTTTCCTACCGCACTTTCATCAGACTGGATTGATTTCTGGGAAAACGAACTTACCTCAAAAGAAACACAAATGAACCAAGAACAACTGACCAAAATGCTCACTATCAGTGAGAACATCCAAGAGGCAATTGAGGTTGCAGGTGAATTGTGGGAGTTGAGTGACTTTGAAGTAAATGCACTATGTGGTATTGTTGCTGATGCTTTTGCTTCTGAGGGTATCAAGATGGAGGCATTGATCTGATGCAAACTACAACAGCAACTTATTCTATTCAAGTTACAAGAGAAGGTGGACATACATCTTTTCTGAAGACAATGCCGACACGTCCAACAACACACAAGGGGATCAAATCACAGAACAATAAGTTATCACGATGGGTAGAAAAGTGCTATCCTGATCTTACATCTTACAAAGTTATTCTCCTCGATTCCTGAATCATGCTCAAAGGTCAAGTTCTCAAAGTCGTTGGTGAAACTTCAAACAAAATTGATTCTAACCTGACACGGTTGGAGAAGTTTGAAGTATTCTGTCAAGTATGTGATGGATTACTTCGGGATGGTAGGATTAGTGCCGCCAAGCATCAAGCATGGACCAACGTATTTTAACTTCTAACTAACACTCACTCATTCTAATCATGAACTACACTCTCAAGCAACTTCAAGACCGAGTATCATCTATGATCAAAGAACAGGGAGAGGATGCAGAATGTGCCGCGTGGATTTATACCAAGAATGATTGTCACTTAAAGGATGGAGATGGCAACACTGATTACCAGAATAATGTAGAAGATCCTGAGTTGGTTAGACGTATCTTTGATGATGTAGGCAACATTGATTACATCTATCAGGTGATTCAAGAGAGTGTAGATGAAGTCGTAGAAGAGCAAATGATGCAGTATCAGCAGGAATTAGTATGATGATGACACCACAACGTCAAATGCACATTGATGAACTTGAGCGTAGTATTGTATCACTTGCCAAGAGAAAGATGAAACTACTATCTGAGGTACAAGAGATCAACAAAGACATTGAATTTCTACGCAAACAACAGGAGGACTTATCCAATGTGTAACATCAAATCAAATGACATTGAAGGGATCATTAGTAAATTAGAGGATGCGATCAAAGTTTGTTATGAGGTTGATTGTATGAGTGAAGAGAGTGAGAAGAGTTATCCTTATGCAGCAGGATACAGTCGTGTTGCAATGCAGGGCGTTCGTGATGAACTACGGCGGTTGATGTGATATAATTAGAATTGTAGTTAGGGGGAACTTAAATGGACTTTGAACGCAATATACCAATCAACGTGCAAGAGTTAGGAGTGATTCTTTCTGCGTTGCAATTATTAGATACGGCAGAAGAATGGCAGATCGCAAAGTATTATGGATCAGCATCAACACTTTACAATCGCCTCAGAGACATCTATGATGAAATGGACCAATCAACAATCGGAGAACAAAATGACCCCATCTGCGAACCTTCCTTTTGATAGAGAACAACTTATGAATGAAGATGATGTTGATATGTTCATCAAGGCATTTGATGATTTTATGGATCATGCAGATGTAGAGATTGAGAAGTATCATCAACGTGAGGAAGTCCGTGGGACATTAGAGGAGAAAGCAGCAGAGTTAGAGGTGACAGTTGATTATTATATGCAGGAGTTTATGTAGTTGACAAACTGCTATCAATCAGATAAAATGATCAAATCCACAAAGCATTAAATGAAGTCACTTTACATTGTTGATTACTGGGTACCATTTCCACAATCAGAGTATGGTGGAGTGGTAAATCTAATTGCAGAATCTGATACTGAAGCATTTGAATTATGTGCTGATGAAGATGGACTCAATCATCCTGGATATGAGGATCGTATTATGCCAAACATTCTAAAAGCACAAAAGTTCTCTTTAGTTGATGAGTATGAATCTTCTATCATCGATGCCTTTACAACCTAAACAAAAATGACTGATAACAAAACATATCGAATTGAAGAGATGCAGACAACTGGTTGGGAACTGGTTGAACCAATTGGGCAGTATGAACGTCTGACAAAGGAGCAGGCAACAGAAGCAATTGAAGAGTTAATTCGTGAAGGTTACAATCCAAACTTAATGAGAGCAATCCCTGATGGCAACGTATGAAGAACTCCCACCAAGTTTCAAACACTCAGCTCCTGAAGGATACAGATACGAGGTCATTCGCAAGAACGCTTCTACTGTGGCAATCTGGACTGTATGTCATCGTGAGTTTATTTACAATGATGGTAATGACAGTTATTGTATCTGGGGATTCTGTAAAACAAAGACAACAGCAAAGAGAGGCACTGAGAACACTTACTATGCCCCCATCAACTCAAATAAGATAGGTAAGGAAGTATCAATTAACGATACAACTCCTTATACTGCAATGCAACTAAACCTCACTCCATTAGAAGCAGCATTCATATGACTTACGAACCATCTGTTGATGATTATGTTATCTGGAATCATAATGGATTGGTTCATCAGGGATGGGTGTACTTTGTTGATGAGATGTATATTACAATAGAGACAGGTATTAAACCTAAACCTAATTGTGAATACACAAAGAATGAAAGACACAAATACATTCACACACTCTTATTATGTTTCCCAAACCAATGGAAAGACTTAGAGTATGTTCATACAAGAAAGAATAAGTATGGTAAGGATATAGATGATATGAATACTTACAATCGATTCAGTGATTCATAAATATTTCCGAGATCACTTACGAGTTGGACAGCGCCCTAAAAATGAAGACTTATAAAACCTTTGTAGAACAATCTAATAGCGCCAGAGAGAATCTAAATGAAATTGCTATTAGTGGACCACTTGTAGCAGGTGGGTTAATAGCACTTAATACGGCATTAAGAGCAGGGTCTGCATATGACACTTACCAATCAATTAAGAAGAAAGACTGGGTAGGTGCTGGATTAAATGCACTTAGCACTGTCAATCCATTAGGAAGAGCAGTTGCACCGATACCACGTATAGCACGAGGAGCAGGAATAGGAGCATTTGTTAAAGATGTAGTAACCCCTTATCTCCCTAAGAAGAAGAAAGAGAAGATCAAGGAAGGGAATAAGTTGGTGAATGTACGCACAAATGCAGGAGTTACTACAGGAGTAGATCCTAGCACGGGTGAGTATAGAGTTATCAAGAGACGTTCAGATAAAGAACAGGAAGCAATGAAGAATCCAAAAGGGTTTGAAATGTACTGAGTATGAAAGAAATTCTTCGTGTTTGGAAATACTCTCTGGGTAGTTTCAGTGATAGTAAAACAGAGAGATATGATAACTGGATAGCGAGTATCAGAACAGTTATCTTTGTCTCTTATATGGTCACTAACTCCTTCATTGTTGCAGGGGTAGTGAGACATTGGGATGATGTGCCTAATGTATCGGTTGATACCAAATGTATAGTAAAATAGATTAAAATAAGGTTTTTAATGTAATTATAAATATAAAACAGTTTTTTATCTTCGGAGATACTTTGTGGTTGCTTGGGGGTGTCTTCAGAGTGTCTCTGTAGTGTTTTAAGTGCTTAGAAATGTGTTGAGAAAGGTGCTCAGGTATTGTGGACTAAGCGAGCGTACCATAAGACGCGCAGTTTGTCAACACACAGGGCAGCGAAAATTTGCAGAGGGACACAAAAACTCTTCGAGATATATGTTATCATAATGACACAATCTCGTCTAGATCTTATACATAGATACATGAATCTCGACTAGACACAACATATAGTTGACATCTCGTCGATATATCAGTATAATACACAAGGCAATCTCGACGAGAATTATGTACGACGACTACGATCTCGACTATACATATGCACCTGCGTATGAATATGATCTCGACGAGAGTTATGGCACATGGATGCAAACATCATATGCGAATGCGCCTAATCTAGATGAACTAGATCTCGACGAGGAATACACTCGTGACGCGCAAGATTATGATGCGCTTGCATACAAACATTATGCATGATATAATGTAATGCACACCCATCACATCTAGACGCTATGATAACACAAAAGCAGCGCATTCGTGTGACACTCGATATAGAGTGTTATGATGATTTAGATGTAGAATCATTCGATTGGAATGAAGTTCTAGGTCTAGAAGGTGATGAGAATGTTAACATTAACATAGAAAATCGTGATTTGGAATGGTAGTGTGCCAGAAAAGATATTGGCACCAAAGTGTCAGATAGAGGCGAATGAGTTAGTAATACTCACCGCCTCTTTTTTAATGTCATAAATTCGTATATTATTAAATGTCACGTACCTATGAGTGCTTATGTGTAAACAATTAGATTTGATGTTAAATGTCAAGAATATGTGCCAAAAGTAGTAGTGGCACAAACATTTACTATTTCGGTTTAAATCGTGTATTGTAGTTACAAGTTCAAAAAACACAAATGGATTTCGACACTTTCGACACCGATCTTTTTTCTGAGATTAATGACAGTCAGGCAGAAATCTACGATGTCATCGAATACAACGAAGATGGCAAGGATGATGACAACAAGTTCGACGTAGAAGGTTATATCAACGGGAACACAGATTACTGAGAAAAATGTTACTCAGGTCAGCCGCCCGTGGACGGTTGCCGTAGTGGCACAAGGTTTTGGCACTGCGCTCAAAACCGTGTATTGTACTTAAAGATCAAACAACGAAACCAAACATGCGTAAGATCGAAACCCAGATGAACGCCGCCATCCAGAACGATCAGCGGTGGGCATCGGGTAACACCACGGTCGTCCCTGGTTGGGAGGGCACTTCTGATGTTTATCTCCACGGGCACAGAATCGCAACCGTTGGTGACACCTGGATTCAGATCTTTGATGGTGGGCATCAAACAAAGACAACAAAGTCACGTTTGAATGCTTTACTTTCTGCCTTCGGAATGGATGGAGAATATATTTTTCAAAAGAACTTTCAGTGGTTCGTTAACTATCAGGGATCACCTATCCCCTTCTTTGACGGCATGCGCTTGGCATAAGGGTCTCCGGACCAGTTGGCAAGGTGGCACACAAAATAGGCACTGCCCCCAAAATCGTGTATTGTAGACCTATGAACAAAATCAATCAAATTCAAATCAAAGAAGAGATCGCTTCAGATCTGCAATCGTTTATGTGTGAAATGATGCCAGATCTTGAAATGTGTGTCGATTGGGTATGTGATCGTTTCGGTCTTGATTGTAACGATGAACTTGTAGATTTCGTTGCTGATTGTCACGATGAGTTCTTCGGTAACTGATACAAACTCTTTTCACACTAACTAATAACAACTCACAAACTTTATGGTATTTCTGATCTCTCAAAAAAACGGTTGCACTTATACATTAGACGGCAATCATCAAACCATTCTAATGTATCACCCGCTTTATTCTAATGGAGATTATGAAACAAACCGTGGAGCGTATGAGTATGTCGAATGGGATGAATTAGATTCTGAGGTATTATCAGAGGCAGATCGTTGTTATCAACTACTGAAGGAAGAGGTTTAAGACACTTAGTGGGGGAACAGTTAATGACACCCAGATCAGCTGCCTGACCAGTTGGCAGATTGGCACAAGCAACCTTAAGGTTTTCTTTCTGAGTTTTGTATCACCACGAACTACAAAATCCTAGGATCTGTGCCATCATACAGGTATGAACAAAACAAAAGCAATTGATATCCTCTCCGCTCACTACGGAGCAACCTACCAAGGTTCCCACGTCATCCAGGTCACAGGCGATCTGATCACTGACATTATGAACGAAGGAGACGAAGGAAAGACCTTCCACAAGTGGAACACCCTTCCCCTTCCTACCACGGTAGAAGACTCCAACCTGGTTGGATTAGCAGAAATTTACCTTAAGAAGGCATTATGACCAATTGTTACAGGTTCGCCCTGTAACCCACAGAACCACCCCCCGACCCCTTATATTAGAGACATGGAAAACAAAGCAATGCAACGCCATCACAACGGTCAGTTCATGACCACTGGCACTCCCTCCCCTCTGATGCAGAAGGTGATGGAAAACATCCTGAGACAGCAGGAGACAGAGAGGCAGTACCGGGACGCCGTGAGAGCGGGTCGGATTCAACCCGATTGGGGCACGTTCAACATCAGCGACCGCGACTGATGATCGCTGCACTGACCAAACCCCGTCGTCCTTCTTTCTACCACGCTTCCATGTTTCGTATCCTGGTCACCGTTGCTCTCTTCGGTCTGTTCTGGTCATCGGTTCCTGCCCGTACTGTGACGGCAGACGCACTGGACCAAGCAGCACAGCATCTGCGTCCCTGACCCTGTAGAATTCAAACAACAAAACAAACAAACAAAAAACATCATGAACGGTTGGGCAAACTACGAAAC